GGATACTCTGGCAAGGGTAATGACAGGTAACGAGAATGCAGCTGAAGACATGGGTATGCTGGTGATTAATTGTGACAAGATTAGCCAGACAACTGGGGCGCATGTCTGTCTTATCCATCACTCGGGAAAGGATGAGAGCAAGGGCTCTCGGGGCTCGAGCAGTCTTAGAGCTGCCTGTTCAACAGAGATCGAAATTAAGAAAGGCGGTGATGTCAGCGTTGCCACAGTGACAAAGCAGCGTGAGATGGAGATATCTGGCGAGTTTGCGTTTAAATTAAAAGTTGTAGAAATCGGCACAAACCAGCGCGGGAAAACAATTACCAGCTGCGTAGTCGTAGAAGCAGACAAGGCTGAGTCAGACCGAAAAAAGCGCAAGCCTCGAGGCGCTAATCAAAAGATATTATTAAAGGCGATGATTAACCTTGGAGCTGGCGGTGATCTTCAAGACAACAGGCTGGGTTTGCCGATAACATGCAAGGGATTACCGATTGATAAATTTTTCGAGCTGTCAAAGGGCAAGATTAGCTGTGATGCGCGACACAAAAGATCGCGGTTTAATGATGCGATCAGCTCACTTGTCGCAGATGAATTTATGGGGCTCGAGAACGAATTTTTATGGCTGGTTCCCAATGGGTAAGCGCAGTAGTTTTCCAAAGATTGAAAAAGATTTTTATCCAACGCCTTACAAGGCGGTTATTCCTTTACTGAACCATCTCCCAGACAGTGTACGCTACGAAGAGCCCTGCTGTGGAGAGGATGATCTTATTTGGCACTTAGGAAGCGCGGGACACATTTGTATTAAAAAGGGCGATATTATCACAGGCCAAGACGCGCTCGATATTACAGATACGCAAGCGGATTACTTTATTACCAATCCCCCTTGGTCTTTTAATATTCTGAGCCCTTTAATTGCGCAGTTATCGCAGCTTGCCCCGACATGGCTCTTACTGAATGCCGATGTCATCCATAATAAACGCATGGCAAAACACATGCGTTATTGCATAAAGGTTGTTTCAGTCGGGCGCGTGTCATGGATGGGAAACAAAAAAGCAGGGTTTGAAAACTGCGCATGGTTGTTATTTGACGCACAAAAACCAGCTCAAACTTTGTTCTTTTCTCGTAGCACCGAAAGCACCGAAAGCACCGTTTCGGTGCTCAACGGTGATCGGGCAGTTAGCACCGAAAGCACCGAATTGTCTATAGACATTCGGTGCGCGGGTCTAACGAAACTGCACCGAATTGGGGGTTTTGCGTAAATGGGGTTAAAACAGGATCGAGCAAGGGATATTATCGATGAGGTTCGAGATGTTGCAGGGTTAGCCGGATTGTTTTTTGAGGCAGCTGAGACAGAAAAAAAGTTGCCGAGTGTTAGGCGGTTAAGTGTCAAGAGTTGCTGGCCCGATTATGCACCTGATCCTAATTTAAGTTTTGGTTACAATGAAACAGAAACGAGGTTACCAAAAGCTACGCCTCGTGAGATCTCGCGTTATGATATGGCGTTGGATGTTGGCATGTTGCTCGAGGTGTCAGACCGAAAATTGCTTTGGGCATCTGTGCATTCAGCTGCGCGGAGACAACGTGGTGTTGCGTGGAAGAAAATTGGTCGGCTAATGAATATGCACCCCGAGACAGTTAAAAGAAGGTTTGATCGAGCTGTGTTGGAGCTGTGGTATAAATGTAATAAAAGCTTACGTTGACGAACCGTGCGAAATAAGCGTAGAATTTTTTAAAGTTGCATATTTGTGTGAGCGCGTTGGTTTTTTTCATTTCCCAGCGGGCTCATTTTTTTTGAGGAATCGTTATGCCTAAAGGTTTATATTATAATATTAATAAACGCAAAGCATCTGGAACATCGCGTCCAAAGAGCAAATCAACCATCTCTGCAAAATCTTACAGTGCGATGAAAGCTGGTTTTCCAAAAAAGAAGCCTAAGAAATAATGGCTAAGAAACCGCGTCTTAATAAATCACAGTTTCAAGAAATTTTGAAACGGTTAGCGGATGGTGAGAGTTTAACTAAGATTTGTGATTACTCAGATCACTTACCAAGTTATCGAACTGTTTTGCGTTACGTTCAAGACAGTGACGATGCTTACTATGAATATCGAAAGGCTCGAGCTCTCCAAGCTGAATTGTTGCGTGATCAAATTGTTGATTTAGTTACAGCTCCATTGCCTAATGATCCTAAGTTAGCAATGGCTGAAGTTGGAAGGCGAAGGCTCGAGGCTGACTATAAGGACAAGTTAGTTCGACAGTTACAGCCATTAGGATTGCGTGATCGCAGAGAAGACACTGTTGATAGTGGAGCTGGTGAGATTGTTATTCGCTGGGGTGGTAATACATTGCAAGAAACTATTCCATTGATTGAAGCTGAAGAGCTAGCCGAATAACCTGTGATGATGACAGGCATTGTCACAGCTCGCGCGCGAAGAAATAAAAACAAAGCAAGAACATTTATAAACATTGCGAATATTCTGCGAACGTTGGTAGGTAAGTTATTGATTTAATTGGATTGACCTTTAGGTTACAAACCTAATCCTCAGACCGATAGGGGTGTATTTTCAATAAAAGACCCCCCCCACCCCCCCTTGATTGGGGCGCAGTGACGTAGACGTATAATGGGTCAGAAAGTGAGGCGCTGTGTCTGTCTCTAAGACAAACAACAAAACGACAGTAATCGAAATACCTTATGTGCCTCGGCCTTTACAGCTCGAGCTCCATAAAATGCTCGATCAGTACAGATTTAACGTTTTTGCTATTCATAGACGTTTTGGCAAATCATTTTGCATCATAAACCACCTTCTGCGCGCAGCGTTAATGGCAAATACAAAAGATAAAAATAAACCAAACTACAGACCAAAATGGCGCGGAGCCTACATATCGCCCAGCTATAAGCAGTCGAAGAACATAGCATGGGATTATTTAAAAACATTTACCGCAAAAATACCCAATACCCGCTGGCATGAGACAGAATTACGCTGTGATTTGCCTAATGGTTCAAGAATAACGCTGCTTGGAGCTGAAAACCCCTCGAGCCTCAGAGGAATTTACCTCGATTTTTGCGCGATTGACGAGGTAGCGCAGTGTCCGGCTAGTTTGTTCCCCGAGGTTATAAGACCCGCCTTATCTGACAGAAAGGGCAGCTGCGTGTTTATCGGTACGCCCTATGGCACAATGAACTATTTCTACGATTTATGGGAACAGGCAGCGACAACGAGCGGTTGGAACCGTCATATGTACAGGGCTGACGAGACAAACGTGCTTGATCAGGAAGAATTGGATGCTGCGAAGGCATCTATGACTGAGGAACAGTACAATCAGGAGTTTCTGTGCAGCTGGAGCAGCTCTGTTAGCGGGTCGATATATGGAAAAGAGATTGGAAAACTCGAGGATGAAGGAAAAATCACCGAGGTTCCGCATGATCCGCATCAATTAGTTAACACTTACTGGGATATCGGTGTCCATGATTATACGTCCATCATTATGGCTCAAATTGGCAGAGGCGGGGAAATTCGTGTTATCGATCATATCGAGGATCGGGGCCATGCTTTACCGCATTACAGGCGCTTGCTGGAAGAAACTGAATATAATTTTGGCGCGCATTATGGCCCGCATGACTTAACGGTTACAGAATTTGGCAATGGCATAACGCGCTTGGATGCAGCTGCGGAACAGGGCATACGGTTTCGTATTGTTCCGAGGATACCGATAGAGGATGGCATCCATGCTTGTAAGATGATGTTGCCGAGGTGTGTATTTGATCGCGTAAAATGCAAGCAGCTGTTGGCAAATTTAAAGCATTATCATCGTGCTTATGATGAAAAAGCGCGGGTGTTTAAGAACCGTCCTGTCCATGATTTCTCAAGCCATTCCAGTGACGCATGCCGTTACATGGCTACCGCAATAACTGAAATGCGCAATGATAAAACGCCACCGCAAATTTTTGCAGATAACCAATATAACCCATTTGAGGCGCACCCATGAGTTTTTTATTTCCAAAGCCAGCGACACCGGCTATGCCCCCTATCCCGCCTGTACCGCCCCCTGCGCCAATTGAAGCGCCAGACACGCG